CGTGCACGGTGGATCAATAAATTTGATGACCGGAAGAGACGCATGATGGAGGATGCCTGGAGGGAAATACCCTGGGCGGATCCAGAATATATTGGAACCAAAGACCTATCTGTTAAACAGGAGGTCCTCATCAAACGTGATGATCCTGATTGGGCCCCGCGCGTCATCTACGCGGGGAACGATGTCTTTAATGCCATAACTGGTCCAGCCAGCATGGTAGTCATGGAGCGCGCTTGTCAGCTCACCCGTGCCACCCCTGTGGCCGGTGTGGACTGCCTGTTCGCATACAAGACGACCGACACCGCTCTCGCAGCCCATATCATCTCTCCCGATTTTCCCGAAATCGTGGAGGGCGATTTTTCACGGAACGATCGTGAGCAAAGGTCCAAAGTTGCAGTCATCTATGATGCCTGGCTCAAAAACTTGGCCTGCCCTCATGGTTCCGGAATCTTCTGTTTGCCCTGGAGTCTTACAAAGTCCAGAACAAACGGTTCGGAGTACGAGCCCGGCTCAAATACCAGCTTCCGACAGGAACTACATCTACCACCCCACGCAATAGTCTGTATAATTTGACTATGTTTGCAGCTACTTGTTCGCTGCAACGCAGGAAGGCCAAAGCTCTCATCTTAGGCGATGACCTCCTTGCTGCTATGAACAGGCGCCTTGACTTGAAGGCGTGGGTAGAAACAGTCGCGAAGTTCAAGATGGTATTGAAGGCCAAGGCTCCTAGGCTAGATGGAGAAGCCACCTTTCTATCAAGGCGCATTTTTGCAGATCTTGAAACACCGTGCACCATACCGCTCATTGGTAAGATGCTCATCCGCTTTAATTGCCGCGGCACTCTCAATAGTGCGTGTTCTGATTCTCAGTACATGGCCGGCAAAGCGCTCAGTTACGCTTACGAGTGCAGACACGTTCCGTGGATGCGCGAGTATTTTCTTAAACGCTATGAGATGGAGGACAGTGCAGCTGTCGTCCTAGATGACCTTACCTGGTTTGCGCGCACGAGTGGAGTCAGCCTCGACAACATTGTGCAAGCGATAAAAGACGAGTCAGTCATCGTGAGTGATGACGAGTTCGAGTGTTGGTTGGTTGAAACATACAACTGCACCTTCATGGAACTCAGAACCCTCATGGATGCCGTCATTTTATCCGCAGAACAAGTCGTTCTTGACTTACCGGACATTGCTTTTTTCAGCTCAGATTTTTAGGCAGAAAAGGATTCTTTTAAGAGGTCCCTTCTGGTCTGATCTCGGGCGTGGTGCCAGTGCGAAAGCCGCGGAGCAACAACTCCGTTAATC